CTCGATAGGCCTGCACCGCCGGATAGGTGCTGGCCCCTGAGCGGATCGTGGTCAGCCCGCGCATCTCGGAGCCGATCAGGAAGGCATCGACCCCGCCGGCGGCTGTGCAGAGATGGGCGTAGTGCAGGATCATCCGGCGCAGGCCCCAGTCGCCTGCCGCGCCGGTCCAGATGACTCTCTCGCCAATGATTGCGAAATCGGACGGGCTGGCGCTGCCGAAGAAGGCCGCGACCTGCGCGGCGGCCGTCGCGGTCTTGTCCACGGTCCCGGCGAAGCCTGCGGCGGGCGAAGAGGTGATCCGCCCCCGCCAGGGGAAGGCGGGCTGGCCCGTCTCGGCGGCGTTGTCGGAATAAGGGATCGGCAGGCTGTTGCCGGGCGGCACATCCATCAGGATGAACGGTGAGAGCGTGACGCGCAGCCCGCGGGCCTTCAACTCCCGGATCGCCTGCACCACGCCAAAATCGGCTGGCGTGCCGCCGAAATTGGGCCGGCCTTCGTCATCCGTGCTCACGAGATGCGCAGCGGCGCGGGTGACGCCATTCACGATCCATGTATGCGGGGTCGTGATCTTGAAGGAGGTATCAACACCCGGGCGAAGGGTGCACACGCCTGCGCGCAGATCGTCGCCGAACCATGCCACCACTAGGCTGACGCTCTCGACATGTGGCGCGCTGGCCTGCAACCGGTCAAGCGCCACCACCATGTCGGCAGTGTCCGAGAGCGCGATAAGGTTCTCCGGGCCCTGATTTCCTCTCCGTCCCTTATGGATGCCGTCCGTTGCATAGACGAACTCGCCCGAGGCCGGGATCATTGTCACGGCGCGGGTGAGACCCTCGGCGGTGTCGGGATCGGCCACGGGTGCGAACACTTCGAAGGAGAGCTGCGGAATGCGGTTGCCGAAATCGGCCAGCGGCAATTCCTCGAACACGACATAGGCGGTGCCGCGATACGCGGGTGTGCTGGCCGCCCCCATCTTCGCGGCAATGAACGGATCGGGGCTCTGTGTCTCGTCGCCCGGATACCAGCGCCAGGTGATCCCGGCCGTGTCGAGAAGCTTGCCATCCGCCCAGATGCGGCCAATGCCTGTGATCGGGCCTTCGCAGAGCGCCACGGCGAAGGAGGCGTAATAGCGATACTCGGTGGTCTTGACCTTGCCGCCCCCGCCGCCCTTGCCGCCGCCTTGCGTGGTGGTGCTGGTCTCTTCGCGAAAATCCGTCGCCCAGATGATGTTGCCACCGATCCGCATCCGGCCGTAGAGCCGCGGGATGACAGCGCCCTCGGTCGAGGACGTGATCCGCAGACTGTCGAGCCTCGGCCCTTCGATCCGCTGGGCTGGCGCGAGCGAAGAGACAATCCAGCTGTCGACCACCGACCCGACGGATGAGCCGATGACGCCGCCGATGGTGGCGGCGCTCACACCAAGGATGGTCCCGCCGATGCTGCCGCCAATGGCGGTGCCGGCCGCGCCGAGGACAAGCGTTGCCACAGATCAGTCCCCCTCGGGAAACAGGAAGGCGAAGGCGATCCGCCGCCGCCAGCTTTGGGTGAGCGGCTGCTCGATCACGCCGACGCGCTCATAGGCGTGGATGAAGCTGCCGGGGGCGGTCATGATCCCGACATGCTTCGCGATGGCGCGGGGCATCATGCGGAAGACAACCATCGCGCCGGGGCCAGCCTCGGTGACCGGAACCTCGATCATCATGCGCCGCGCGCCCTCGGCCAGCACTTCGCGCGGTCCCGTCTCGCCCCAATCCCGGCTGTAAGGCGGGATCGGGAACGGCTCGGGCCCGACGACCTCGCGCCAGACCCCGCGGGCGAGCCCGACGCAGTCGCATCCCGTCCCGCGCAGGCTGGCTTGATCATGATACGGCGTGCCGAGCCAGGCGCGGGCGGCGGCGATGATCCTCTCCGGATCGGCGGGTTTCACAATACGCCTCCTTCGTGGCCACCATCGCGCGACGCATAGCGCAGCACGGTGTCCTGCCCAGGAATGTGCGGAAAGCCGCGAAAGTTGACGGTGTTGACGAACTTCGCGCCACAGGTCTCGATGCGCTTGTCGCAGCCAGCGCGGATGGTGAAGGCGTCGCTTTCGCCGATTGGCCGCACTGGCGCCTCAAGCAGCGTCAGCACCGCCACGCCGTCGGTGACATCATGGCTCAGCACTTCCGCGCGCCGCCCCGTGTTCGCGCCGCTGGTCCAGTCCAGCGTGCCGAAGGCGAACCAGCCTGCGGCAAACCCGCCGAGCCCAGCGGCGGTGAAGGCCCGATCGCGCAAGAGGTCGATCACGGCGCCGCTGCCCTTGTAGGCGGGATTTTCCAGATAGACCCCGCAGCGCGCATCGCCGAGAGCGGCGTCACAGGTCGCCTGAAACGTCCGCCCCACCGTCTGGCCCAGCACATGCGCGAGCGAGCGGACCTCGGCCACAAACGCCAGCCGCCCGCGCCTGATCTGACCGATGGACCCGCGCCGCATCAACACGCGCTGGCTCGTGTCCGCCCAGTTCACCCGCCAGAGTTCCACCTCGGCGTTGTCCCAGCGACCATCAAGGATGTCGGTCTCGGTGATCCGATCCGAGGTCAGCACGCCCTCGGCGTCCTGCGCATCGACCGACAGGTCCGTTCCGGAGCGCACCTCGGAGGCCGTGAGTCCGCTTTCAGGCTCGAAGTCCGTGCCGTCAAAGACGAGCGACCGATCGTGGTCGGTGAAACCGAAGGAGGTGCCATCGGCGCGGGTAATGCGCCAGCACCACGCCAGCGTCGTCGTGCCCTCAATGATGTGCGCCTGAAGCGCGGGGTTGAAGGATTTCATAGCCGGATCTCCAGCAGCGGGATGGAGGTGATCGAACCGAGCCGCTCGAGATCGAGTGTCACGTCGAGCGCGTCGGTGTCGAAACGGACCGGCACGTCGAACTCGAAGCCCGCGGTGATCGCGACGCCAGCACCCGGCGGGGCGCTGAAGGTGACGACACCGGTCGTGGTGTCGACCGACCAGCCGGAGAGCTGCTCGACGCCCGCCAGCGCGATGCGCACGCTGCCCGCCACCGGCTTGGCGATGGCGCGCGTCCAGGATTGCGCGCCTGAGGCATAGCGCTTCACCAACTGGAAGGCGGTCGTCGTCCCATCGCCGGTGCCAATCGACTGATCCGTCGGCGATGGCGTGCCCGAAGGCAGGCAGGACTTGTAATCGCCCCAGTCCTTGAAGCGGAAGCCATGCAGCCGCCCATTGCGCGCCTCGAAGAAGGCGACGACAGCGGCGAGATCGTCGGCGCGGCGGATGCCGTAGGCGACGTCAAAGCGGCGGCGCGAATTGGCCCAGCTGGCATTGCGCTCCTCGGCGCCGGAGGCCAGCTCGACGATCTGCGTGCGCCTCTCAGGCCCGCCGCGTGCGCCGCGACCGATATCGTCAGGAAACCGGACTTCGTGAAACGCCATCACATGCCCCGCCTGCCAAGATTGACCGCGCGCGCGATATCGGCGGCGACCTGTGTTCTGGATTGCCGGAAGCTCTCGGCATCGCGCGCCATGATGGTGACGTTGACATTCGTCCCACCATCGCCACGCGCGCCGTATCCGGCGGCTTCCCGGCGCGAGAGCACCCGCTCGCCGCGCTGCAGGATCGCCGGGACCTCGTCAGGACGAAGCCCGGCCATGCCGCCGGAATGCATCCGGGGCGCGGCGGCGAAGGCCATCGCCGGGACCATGCGCGAGTGTCCGGACGATCCGACCATCCCGCCCGCGTGCAGGATGTCGGCAAAGATTCCGCCTGCACCGCCCAGCGCGCCGGAGACCGCGCTGGTAAGCGGCGCGAGGATGAAACGTCGCGCTGCGAGCTGCGCAAGATCGGCGATCATCGAGGTCACCAGACCGCTGAATTCGAGCTTTCCATTGCGCACGAAATCGGCCACGGCCGTTTCCGCGGATTGGAAGGCACCGACGAGGCTCTGGCCGAGATCGGCCCCGATCTCGCGTGCCTCTTTCGCATAGTCGCTGACGGCAGCGGTCACCGCTTCCCATCCGGTCAGCGCTTCCTTCGCGTCTTTTTTAGTTTTCTTCCCTGCCCGGCTGCTGGCTTTCTCAGCCTCGGCGAGCGCATCGGCCATGCGCTGCGCTCCGGCGCTCGCGGCGTCGAGCGCGTCTTCGGTCTCCCCGCCAGAACTCTGAACCGCCGCCACCAGCGCGGCCACAGCCTCGCGTACCCCGTCGAAGGCCGTGGCGCGGGTCTCCTCGGCACGCTCGCGAAAGCGGTCGGCCATGATGCCCGCATTGCTGGCGGCGTTTTCGAGAAACGACGCGTAGGACTCCGCTCCGATCACGTCGATCTGCAGAGACGATCCGATGCGCTCGGAGACCGCGTTGAAGGTCGGGGCTATCTGGCCGAGGAAATCGACCCATTTGCCGGCGAGGAAGGCCATCAGCCGCGTCCAGATGCGCTCGATGTCGGCGCGCATGGCGCGAAAGTCGTCGGTGAAGGAGCCGAGATAGCGACCCATGCCGTCCCAGACCGCGCGGGCCACATCACCCATCAGCTCGAGCGCATTGCCGAAGCCCCCGGCACCGGAGACCAGCCGCCCGAACTGATAGACCAGCTCGCCCGCCCCGACGATGAGTGCACCGATGCCGGTGCGGATCAGCGCGCCGCGCAGGAATACCAGCGCCGTTGCCAGCCCGCGCACGGACACCGCCGCCACGACCATCCCGGCCACCCAGCGCCCCGCCATGAATGTGGCGAAGGTGGTGGCATAGGTCGTCAGCCGCCCCAGATTGTCGAAAAGGCTACGGATGGCCTGGCCCAGAGGCCCGGTGGTGCGGGAAACCGCCGCCATGGCGTCGGCGACAGCCTCCAACGCGGGCGCAGCGGCGACGGCCAGCTGGTTCGACAGGCCCCGCCAGATCAGCCTGAGCCGCGAGATGGCGTCATTGGTGCGCTCGATCTGCGCGGCATCCTGGTCCGAGACCACCACGCCGAAATCGCGCACGTCCTCAGTGGCCTGTCGAAGCGTGGCGGTATCGATGCGGGTGAACATCACGGCTGCGCGGTCGCCGAATATCTGCGAGGCCACCGCCGCGCGTCTGGCTTCCGGCACGAATTCCGACAGCCGGTCCTGGATCAGCGCGATGCGCTGGTGCAATGGCAAGGCCTGCAATTCCGCCGCAGACAGCTGCAGTTGATCGAGGGCCTTGACGGCCGGGCCGGTCCCTGCCGCCGCCTGGCTGAGCCGTCGCGTCAGCTGGACAGTCGCCTGCTGCACCTCACCCATCGACACGCCCGCCAGATCGCCCGCGCGCTCGAGCACCTGAATGCTCTCGACAGTGGTGTCGAGCGAGGCTGCCAGCTTGGCCTGTGCATCGACGGTCTGGAGGCCGGAGCGGATCATCGCCACGCCTGCGGCGGTAGCGGCAGCGACAGCGGCAGCGGCGACGACGCGCACCCGGCGTGAGAAGGCAGCCATCCGGCGGTTCGCGGCCTCCATCTCCGCGCTCAGCCGCCCGAAGCCCCGCTTGCCTGCTTCGCCCACGCCTTCCAGTTCCGAACGCACTTGTCGCCCGCCCACGGCCGCAAGGCGAACGCTGACTCTCTTCTCAGCCATGCGAATGATCCATCTGTTCGTTGAGTTTGGCGACCATCACCGATTCGATGACGGGCAGCAGTTCGGCCATGGCAATGGGTGGCACGCCGAGGGCGTCACCGAGCGCGAGCGCAGCGCCCATGTCCCAGCCGATCACCGCGCCCGGCAGCACGCGAAGCTGGCCGCCGAGGCGCCCGACGAGGTCCCAGACCTGCCAGCCGTCATGTGTCAGGGGCTGGTTCAGTCTGGCGGGGCAGTCTTCGCATCTTCCTTCACAGGCTTGGCAATAGCGCTCGCCCCCGCCGAAGGACCATTCGGCGAGAGCGCGGAGGCGTTTTTTTCCTGTTCCAGCAGCAGACCCTTCGAGACATAGGTCAGCTGGAAGGCCTCGAAGATCGGCCAGACATCGAGCAGCGCGTCGATGGCCTCGGGGCTCGGGTC